GTGGATGTCATCCAGGCTCTTGACCCCATAGCCAGCGTTGTACTCGCGCTTGGAGTCTGCCCATTGTGCGTTCCGGTGTTCATAACCGCTGCCGGATGCGGCAATGACTGTCTTTCGTTTGGGTCCTCCCCGGGCACCAAATGCGATGCCAGTCGGAAAGCGTGTTTCGTGAAATGCCATCTTATTGGTTCCTCTGTCCTCTTGCCAAGAACCCATTCATGCGTGACGCAATCTGGCCTTGGGATTTCTGGAAGCTCTCAACATCGGGTGTGGAGATATACATATTGACCTGAGTGGCGCCCCCGCCTTGTCCCATCATGTGACGAGTACGACCCGCCGTGGCAACACGACGAGCACCAGCGGGACCATCCTGACTGATAAGCTCCGCGCCCTCCTCGCCCGCGATGAAGTTACGCCATGGCATTTCCACACCGCCTCGAGCACGGGCACCCAGCCCGAACATATTGCCACCTCCGAAGAGTCCGGTGAACAGGTTGGAGAAGAGTGAGCCAAGCCCACCTTTCGACGTAGCCAAAGACTTGAACATATTGGACAGCTCTTCTTGAAGCAACTCAGATGTGGACTTGATAATGAGTTGGTTAAGGTCCTGAATGAAGTCGCTAAAGGTGAAGCGCCCAGTTTCGGCCAAGCGTTCAAACGCTGAACCAAACACCTGAGCAAGGTTATCAGCGGCAGTTGTCAGTCCTTCGTCAAGCGTCTCCATCAACGCCTTAACTTCCTCTGCTGCTCGCTGAGCGGCGCCAGCAATACCATCCTCCCCCTCTAGCCCTGAAGCTATTCGCTGAAGAGCGTTCTCTATAGCCTGAGCTCTTATAGTGTCGAAGAACCCACCGAGATAGTCAGTGTCTAGTGTCTGGGATAGTATACTATTAATCTGATTACCCAGTTCCCCAAAGGCCCCTGTTGTGCTGCCCATCTGACCTTGAAGGTTGATGCCGTTGGGTAAGCTAATACCCGATACGAAGTTCTCATTGAAAGTTCGAGCTGACTCACGACCGACCTCGGCCATCACATCTGTGGCTTGACCCGTCACATCCATCCGCCATCTGCCTAGGTCAGACTCACCCAGAGTGGGAAGGTCTCCGCTAAATCCAAAGAACTCCAGGGCCTTATCGGCACCTACGAAATCAATTAAAGCCTGGAGCCCATCTAGTAATTTCTGAACCCCCGCGAGTGCCGAATTGATCATCCTCTCCGCACCGTCCACAACCCAGTTAACTGCGCCCCCGATTGCTCGTTTCATTATCCCAGGCAAGGCTGACCACACAACCTGGATGGCACGGAAGGCGAATACCATAGTTTGGATGATTTTATTAACCCCCACTAGTACCCCTTCAGGGATTGTAACCAGAAAGAAATTGGTAATAGTTTCCGCAGCTTGAAGGGCCGTGTTTTTTATGGTCACCCATGTGTCATGCCACAGGCCAGGAAGTAGGTCCCAAGTGGCGGCTAGAGTACGGAACATGATCACATTGGCCTTGATCATAGAGTTAAAGAAGGGTTTCCAGTAGGCAACCAGAAAGTCAACTACCTCTCCCGTTTTAGTCTTTAACCAGTCCCACGCGGGGATAACATACTTAGACATACTCTGCCAAATAACTTGAAAGACCGCCTTGATCGTATCCCCAAAGGTGACTCCTACGTCTGTGGTTTTGTTTATCTCTCGTTGCAGAATGCTAAAGCCGGCAGCAAGAACTGCTATCGGCCATAGTCGCTTACCCATACCGGTTAGTATCTTGCTGATGTCACCCAGAGCTGTTCGGACACCCCCTTGACCTGCATAAATTTGCAATATTTGAGAACCCTGCTGAATAAGCACGGTCATCGGGTTCATACCCGTCGCGAGGGTCATACCAATGTCATTCAGCTGGTAACCGAGGTTCATCATCTGCATCCTCGACTGACCCAGCGACCGGTTAAAGCGCTTGATCGGTGCGGTGTTAGTGACGACTGCTTGGGCACGGGCAGCCCTTGCAAGTGCGCCTGCATATCCGTGAACCTGACGCTGAGCCTTCCGATACTCCATGCCAACTTGGGACATTGCCTTGACATGCTGGTTCAGTTGCCGCATGTAGTCAGCCTGTGTCACCTTGCCGCGCTGGAATTGACGTGTCAGTGACTGGATGCTCGTCTCGACTGTGGACCATTGTGCAGCCATCTGTCCAGTAGCAGCGCGGGTTTGACGAACCCCATCTTGTAGTTCTTGGGACATCTGCGAAAGGTCAGCACGGACCTGCACAAAGAGTCGTTCAATCAGTCGGCCGATCATCGGGATACTCCTTCATCATTTGGTTTAGTCGGGACGTGCTCATGGGAGCGGTTTGTTCGCCGTACTCCTTTTGGATGTATCCTTTGAGGGCAGCCTGCCATTCCCGCAGACTGAACCCCCAAAAGACACTGGGAGTGTAGTGCATGTGCCCGTAGGCGATTTTCATCCAATACTCCCATGGCGTAGCCCGACTTAGGCCTTTCCCGACGTATCGTCACCATCCACAGGTGCATCGCCGTCGGGTTCACCGAAGCCCGCGTTAGTGAACGCGCTTCGGATACCTTCCATCATCGCCCCCATGTCCATCGGCCATGCCATCATGCTCTCGCGTGTGATGTCAGTGTGACCGCCGCCTTGCAGCAGTGCGACCAGGATGGTGATGACGTCCCGCATACGGGCCTTCTCGAACACGCCGTCAATCTCTGTCAGAGACTCGACGCCAAGTTCTTCTTCGATCTGGGCAACAGCCCCGAGAGTCAGACAGAGTGTGAACTCCTTGCCCTCGGGACCTTTAAGTGTTGCTTCACCTCGTTGTTTGTTAGCCATTGGTTAATCCTCCTTAGCTATGTTTGGCTACCGCGTTATGCAGCAGTCCATGCGAGTTCACCGGCGCTCTCGAATGTCATCGAGTACGTGGCTTCCCCATTGTGTTCACCGGCGTAGTCAATCGACGTAACCTGGAACGGGCCTTCCATAGTGCCAAAGTCTGGCACGATGAATTGGAAGTCTTCAAGGGCCTGAGCGAAGAAGTAGCCGCGAACGTCTTCCTCCCCTGCAGAGTCTTTGAAGACACCAGAGCCGGTGATCGTCGCGGATTTCAGACCCGCACCCACAAGCAGCTCACGCCATTTGTTGGTGGAGTCGGAGTCCGACACGTCAACCGTTTCTGCGTTGAGTGAGATTGCTTTTGAACGCATCCCCCCAACCGTCACAAAGGTACCAGCACCATCGCTGTCCACCTTGATGAGAATATCGCTACCTTTTTGCGCAGCCATTTTAAGTCTCCTCAGTTATAGCTCGGAACAGTCCGATGCCGTGGTAAAGTTGTCCCTCACGTTCCATTGTGCGGTTCACGCGCCGGCTGTTCACCAGGTTGTGGTCCGTCAGTGAATACGTAGTGACATCATGGAGCAGTTCATAAACCCGCTGCATGATCCTGCGAGCCCTCTTCGATCCTTCTTTGTCATCCCAGACATGGACGTAGACGGCGTGTTCTTCCCCGTTGTCAGTCGTCGTGTCCCACTGATCACTGCCCGTGATATGGTAGACGATATAGGGGTATTCTGTTTGTCGTGGCACATAGTCGAAGATACGATCTGCCACATCGCTGTGGATAGTACCATCCGCCTTTAGTGCGGCAATATGTGCCTTCATCAACTGTTCTGCTGCATCTTCGGCCATTACAAGCTCTCCTTGATTGCGTTCTGGATCGCTGTGATGATCCGCTCACGCCAGCGAGCAAGTGCGGGACGCAGGAACGGACGTGGCAGCATGTGACGTGTGCCATATTCGAGTTCCTGCGCATAGGGGGCAGATGCACTCAGCGTCATGTTGAACTGGGTTGGGTCAACGTCTACTTCCACAGAATTGACCAACATGCCCATGTCTTTGGCAGGTGACTCGTAGGGACGAGAGACCTTCACCCGACGAGTTGGGCGGTAACGTGTCACGACTGGACCTGACTTCGTTTTAGTCAGCTCCTGCTTGATGTCCTGCTCAATGGGACCCGCCAGTGACCGCAACGCCTTGATGACTGCAGATCG